ATGTAATGCTATTACTGGTCCTCCAGTTCTTCCTGAGATTACTTCTAAATCGGATGTGCTATATGAGGAGCCAGAACCTCCATTTACAGCTATTCTTCCATTGGCTGTTAACTGACCGCTAAGAGTTCCTCCAGCTAAAGGTAAATAAGGATGACTGCTTTGACTGTGATTATATGCAGTATTCCAATTCGCCGAACTTCCTCCACCTGCTATAAAAGTATCTGCTGAGACAGAAGTCACACCAGAATTAATAAGTGTCATGTCAATAGTTATAGCGGAAGGAGATGCATTAGAGGTGAATTTTGAACCTGCGGGCCCTCCAACATAAAGCACCTTCGTTGCATTAAGGTAAGACATTCCTGCCCAAGAATTATAATCCCAATTAGTGCTATCAGAGAAGCGCATTTCTCTTGAGCCCATAAATACAATGTCATTCGCAGTAACAGAAGTCATTATTGCTCCTGTTCCATTATGAAAATGGACACCTCCTGCTGCACCATCTTTGATGTTTAAATCACCAGTCAATGTCCCGCCAGCAAGTGGAAGATAAGCTGTCCAAGGTGTATCAGTAATTCCATATCCCGCAATAGTAGTAGGCTTAGAAGTAAGTGATGCAAATGTGTGAGTGTGAACACTCGCTGCATAAGGATGTGCGTGATTTGCTAAGTCCCATGCGGCTTTCACACTACTTGCGGAAGCAGCGATGTCAGAAGCACTAGTACTCGTGCTATCTGTAATCTTAACACTACCAAAAGAACTTAATGTTGCAGGAACTATATTGATAGTAACATCTCCCGTACCAGAATCTGCTCCAGAAGATGACAAAGACACGCCTCCGGATCCTTGAAGAATCTTTGCAACAACCGCTTGTCCAGCTTGCGTTGTATTTAAGTCTTCTCTTTTTATGCCGCCATCTAAGATTTGCGTACTTCCTATGCGCGTCTTTGCCATTTTATAATTTATTTATTATTTAAAATAAGTACACAATATAATATCTCCAGAAATAGGAGGTCCTGAAAGTGTAATTGAACTTCCTGAAATGATATAATCGTTCGATGCCCCTGGATTTTGTAAAACACCGTTTAAAAACAACATCTCTGTTCCCGCAACAGCTGCATTTGCTAGAGTGAACGCAGTATTAGAACCGTTAAGAGTTCCACCTACCGTCTCTCTCACAATATAGTTTAAAAGAAAACTAGTTTTAAGATTGGCTGCATTTATAAGAGTCGAATCGTAGGCTTGAACATTTGTACCAGGAACCAAACCTAATGTTGACTGCATTGCAGACTGAGTAGTATCATCCAACAAGGTTCTGGCAAAAGAAGTCAATGTTGAGTGAGCCATTGCGCCAGCACCAGTAAAATAGATAACTTTATCGGCGGCTCCCGTCAATCCGGCCAATGCCGTTAAGTTTGCATTTCCTGTCTGAGTAAGATCTAATTGCGCTTGAAGTTTACCAAAAGCAGTAACAACGCTATCAGAAGCAATTACATCTGCGCTATTTGTTAAAACCATACCTGTCAAAGGCGTGGCAAGTACCCTTGCTGCAGTAAAGTATTGAGATGTACCTTCAGGAACAGCACTTGTATTTAAAGTTTGAAAAGTTTTATCACCTCTCCAGTACTGAGCAGTTGTTCCAAGAGCTATAACGTCTTGTTTCCCGTTCCAAGTACTTTTTTCAGTATCTGTTACAAATCTGTTACTGGCACTTGTGGCAATTTTGGAAGGATCTATAGCCGCACTCGATGATATTTGAGCGTTCGTAATAGTCAGTGCTGCAATCTGTGTGCTAGTGATGCCGTTTGCTTTTACCGATACAACATTTCCTACTTTAGTTAATGTAGATTCGTCGGCAACTACAATTCCAGCAGAAGAAAATTGCACAAAAGTTATAACAGTTGTGCCTAATGTTACCACGCCATTATTAGACAATGTCCATCCTGTATCTGAACCAACAGTACCTTCTTCTACGAAAGCAAACATGTTTGCGGTAACCTTTGAACTATCATCGGCATCGGTACTTCTTGTCCAAGCTGCTGAAACAACGTTATAAATACCGTTTTGAACTCCGGTAGTTTGATTTTTAACAAGAACCCTGTCTCCTACCGTTAACGAAACGCCATCAATAGTCTGAACTCCAGATAGGGTAATGTTAGATGTTGTGGCAACTCTTACGGATTCTTTAACATCAAGACCTTGTCTTGCTGCGTCTACATAATTTTTTGTAGCGGCATCTGTTCCGGCAGTTGGTTCTGCTAAATTGGAAAGTTTATTAGCTCCTGCGTTTTGAGTTCCGGTCCATACTACCGATCCATTTTTATTTAAAAAATTCGCACCATCTGCCAGCTTAGTGGTTGAGATAGCAGCATTAGACGCAATATCAGCATCTACAACTTGTAGAGCGAGGTCTAATTGTCTGTATTTAATTTTTGTATTAGCCATTTTTTATATTTTAGTTAATGTTTTAAAACTGTAATTTTCTTCTGTAGTCTATAGTGATTCGGTCATCTGAGAAGAGAGGTTCTGATAATATTAGTGTTTTTGAATTTTCAGGAAATGACTCGTCGGTCTCTAGGTAATCATAACCATCTCCGTGAAATAATCTTTGACCGTTTAAGTAAACCCTTGTTGTTCCTCTTACATAATCATTTCTTAGTTTGAAAATTGTATTTTCTTCATCTCTTAAACCCTCAATATCACCATCATAATCAGTAATAATTGTCAAAAACATTAAGTCTATATAACTTTTTGTGACAAGCAGGCTGCTATTTCCATTATAAATTTCTTCATTTGTCAGTGAAGAAGTGTGTATAAAATTATTATTTAGCAGTTCTGATAAATATGTAGCGTATTCTTCCGGGATTCCAAGCAAGCTCTTTTCGTTTCCGTCAGAGTCCATCATTAATAGATCACCATTGTAATAGTATATCTTTTTAAATCCGTCTTTTGGTTTGACAGGGCGTTTTCCTACTTCTGGAACTATTATAGGGATTAGACTCATATTAAATAGATGTTGTCAAACAGAGCAGAAGCTCTTATTAATAATATAGTAATAAATTTTTGTTTGTGAATAGAAATAACACGAAAAATGTCGTGATTTTTAATCACTTATCTTTCGCGTTATAATTATTATTGACGTTTAGCCATTTGAGAAATTCGGTAATCCGGTCGTAACAAATCGTGTATATTTTTCAATCCAGAATAATCATACACGTCTTTATATATCTTTGGGGTTCCCGCCTCGAAAGGCCCCACATCTCTTTGATATACGTTTGCATTGTAAATGATATCCATCATTCCTGTAGCATTCTCTTCAGGCGCTTCGTCGTATGCCAAAATAATAGCCATTGCCATCAAATGCTGAGTAGCTTTGTAAATTTTTGTAGCATCTGTCACCAAACTCGATATGGTAAAGAAGTTTCTGATATACTCATCACCACTTCCAATTCCTGGAATCAACGTCAAAGAAGTAGTTTCCTGCTTCATACCCCAGATAAGTCTAATCATAGCGCCTTCCAACAGTGCTAGTTCTTCATCATCATCATTACGACGCTTCACGAGTCCTAGCATTAATAAACTCAAGCTTGTCAGAATAGCTCCTAGAATTAATTCGCGGGACGCATGCGCAGCTTTTGCCGCATAATAACTATTTACTTTTGAACCGGTACCTGCCGCTTTCGCCGCTGCTTTTTTTGAAAATCCTGAGAACAACAAGTAAGAAAAGAAATCTCTACCACTATAAAGATTTAACATAGAGTACATCGCATTCCAATAGCCCAGCGCTGCTTGTTCTCCTTCCCAGTTCGGACGCAATGTCCCAACGCGGTTTAGCACTTGTGGAATTAAATATTTCTTAAAGTAAAAGATGAACTTTCCAAGAACTGTTGCCTCAGAAGCGGTCATATCACTTTTAGCATAGTTACCTTGTGCTCTTCTTATTTCTGAATAGACGATGTTCCTAATACGACGCTCATTTTGTTTTGTAAACTCTACATCTTCCCTGATGGCAAGTTTGCCTTGAGCGTCTACAAAATAAACATCCAATGCCGTTACTGTCTCATGCGTTCCGTCAGCCTTCACTTTAGGTACCCAGTTTCCTTGAGCGTCTTTTTCTAAAAGCCTAAAACGTTTAGCATGCATTGTAGCCAACCAAACAGTCATACCAATTTCGGTATCCCCTTTATCTTGAAAAATATATGCAAGTTCTTGAAAGGATGATAATTTCTCAAGAAGTCTGCGAGAACGCTTTCCTCCAGCATTACTTAAATAAGTAGCTTGGTCTTTTTGAACGGGATTGAACCTCCTGTAAGTAAGTGTCTCTTTGCTTAGATTTCCAGCCTTTCCCCAGTCAGCAATATACTTTCCTATGAATCCATTCATTCCATATATCTGACCTTTTGCCCAAATGTAATCTTTGACAGAGTAGTGAGAGCTTGGGTCTGCTGCTAAAAATGCTTGTATATTACCTGATGCGTAGTTTTTCAATTGCCCAATTAAATCAAAACCAAGTCTACCAAAAGAGGCAATTGTCATTACATGAGCCAATGCCTTTTTAACTTTACGAGCACCTTGTTGCTCTGTAATTCCGTGCACTAATTTTCCTTTCTCAAATACCATTTGCGATTTTAAGTGCTTCAAATCTTTGATGCGTTTTTCATATTTTATAGGATCTCTACCCAACATTGTAATTGTACTATCCACAAACGAAATTGAAATTTCTGTCTCTGCATTAATAGCTGTCATAGCCTCATTTACGTGAGAATCATGCATCCATTTTAACAGAGAGCTTACTGCATCTGAAGACTGAATGTCTAAAGTATATTGCTCATTGTGACGGTGACGTATTCTTTTTTCAGTATCTCCGTATTCGTTAGAGATAATATCTTCTTGAGAAATAGGTAATGTAAATAAGACGTCACGCATTTTACCAAACTCACCTCTCAGAGCGTCTGATAAATTCCTTTCTGTGAAATTCTCGATGCCGGTTCCTTTAGCGCCAGGAACTCTATACCCGGCTCTTTTTAACGAGATGCGCTTTTGCATTTCAAAATACATCTTTGTTAGGGTATTGTATAAATCATACGCGTCCGTGTTCTGAGAAAGTGCAATATACTTTTCGTTTAAGTTTTCTTTACTTGCTTCAGCTGTTACAATTAATTCTCCGTTAGGGCCCTCTATAATTCCTTTTGGCATAGGAGTTCCATCTGCCATTTCTTTATAATTAGGATTGTAGGCCGCCTCTGAAATGTTACGTTTGAACCATTTATTTATAGGCTTTGGAGCGTAATGTTCTTCTGACACTGGAACTTTTTCATATAAGAATAACTTAGCAGATGTATAATCTACTTTAGCAACACTATTTATAGAGATATAATCTGCGTAGTGGTGTTCGTTATACCATTTTTTAAAAGTCTCTTCCGCCAATCCAAAATCATACGTCGCCTGCATCAACTCGTCATTTGCGGCGTCTATTTCCGCAACAACTCCGGCTGCTTCTGCTTCTATTACTTTTGTGGCCGCAATGTCCATGTGTTTTTTTGTAGAGAACAAGGTGTTTTCAAAACTGAAACGAGTTTCTACATAAGCGTTGTTCAACGCATTTCTGGTAAGTTCTTTTATTTCTTTAAACAAGCCCTTTAATTCTTTCTGTTCAGCGGCAGTCAGTCCAATAAAAGCTGTAGAAGCACCTTTTCTATTTTCCTCATTGTATTCTTCAATGGCCTGAACAACTTCTTCTAACTCATTTCGGTCCTTTTCTGTCATGTGTTCAGGATCAAAGACGCCCTCATGATTATAAGGAAACATTATCTTGTTTTTACGGTCCCTCATCTCTTTCAAATTAGAGTCTTGCTCTCTTTTAGTCAACTCCGTAACTCTATCATAGAGCTCTTTTCTCTTTGCATAAAAAGCTTTCGTTGCAACTTTTACAGTATTTCTATCTATGAATCGCTGTAATTTTTCAGGTTGATTGGCGTATTCTTTTTGCTTTCGGTCTAATACAATATTATAAGCGGATGTGTCGTCCGAGTATTCGTAGAATTTATTTACAGCAGCAACATATTCGGCATATTCATCCGATGACGTTTCCGAAGATTCTCTTTTTAACATCTTCATATCAATAATCAACTGTCTGATTTGATCGTAGGTTTCTTCATCTACATCTTCTTCATTCCCTTTTCCTTTTTCATTCATCAGCAATTCTATTTGCAGCTGAATATTCTCTAATTCTCCACGCAATTCAGGAGGTAATAATTTTCCTATCTTGTAGAAGTCCTCTACGTACAACATTGAAGAGTTCATAAGTTGCCAATCTAAATACTCATCTTTCTTGAGTTGATTCTCAATTTGTAACTGCTTTAGAGTCTCAATAATTTCTTTCTGTTTTGCATAATCCTTTTCCAGATGTATGCTTTCTTTTACGGCTCTAATTTCCTTTTCTCGTGATATAATAGCATTTTTTTGTTCTTCAAAATACTGAGTATACCTCTGAGAAACAGGACTCACCAAATGAAGTTCTTGTCTGTATACAGGATCTCCATTTTCATCTATCACTTGAACGTTATTTTCCATTACTCGAATATTTACAATTTCCGTAATGGCGTCGTTCAATTGTTTTTGAGAAAGGTTTTTATGAGCTTTATCTATTTTATTCTGAAGGTCGTTTTCAGCAAATGAATCTTGCATAGCCCCCTGAGCATCTGCCAATGCGTTTTTCATATACATTGTAAAACCGGAAAGCATAAAATCACTGTTAGACGCCGATGCAAAAAACTGGTCAACATTTCCTGTGAATAAAGCACCTAAAACAGGATCGGAAGAACCCATATAATTCAGATTACTCACATCGGTCACTCCATTCAGGAACTTCACTATGCTTTCCACATTGAATACCTCTCCAAATTCATAAAGCGATTTAAGCCCATTAATTTTTTCTTGAAGGTTTACCACCATAGCTCTCGCTTCGGGCAATAAAGGGTCCATCTTTTTTTCGTGAGCTTCTATTTGTGTAGGATTAAAAAATTTAACAACGCTTACATACGCCTTGTTCTTTCTGCTTAATGTTTTTCCTCCTTCAATGTCTTCAATCAATTGTTCAAGTTTAGCAATACGAGGTTCTACGGCTAATTTCATTTCTTTCATCACGTTTGCTATTGCTTCAGGCACAACATTAGGGTCTGAGTTTTCAGCCGCGAAGTTTTTATACAGAAGAGTTGCTGTAGAATACAGTGAATATGTTCTGAATTTATCCTTTATAGCATTCAATTTTAACTCAAGGTCTAAAACGGTTTGAAAAACAGGAGCATCCTGTGTAATCAATTTATGTTCTTTTTGTTGTTCAAGTTCTGATTTAAGAAGATTGATAAGCGTGTGCATTTTAGTAGCCATTGCTTCATAAGACCTTGCTGCTTCGTGCCTCTGAGAAGAATTTTCAGATATTGCGAGAGTATTCCAAGACTCTTGTAAAGATTTAATATCTGTATCCAAACTGTCTATTACAAATTTTACTTTTACAGATTTCAACCAGTCCTCTCCCTGAACAATTACCTGCTCAAAAGAGTTCAGAGTCTCTATCCTTTTTCGGTGCATTGCAATATTTTCCTCAGTCTGCTTTTCCTCTTTGGTGAGCTGGTCTTTTGGTTTGTTCCTGTACGTCTTAGTGGCTTCCAACCTATTTACTTCTTGCCATAACTCATTTCTATTAAGAGCTATCAGTTCTTTCATCTGAAGTTCCAAAGCTTCATAACCTTCTTCTGAGATGTTGAATGCAAATCTCTCAATGTTAGCTTTTCTTTTTTTAGACTGATCTTCGGTCAATGTAATATTCCGGTCAACGATATCTTCAATCTTTTTATAGTACTCTTTTCCAAAGTCAGTGTACAATTTTTCACTGTTTTTATCTACTATGGCAGCCATGTAGTCGTATAAATTCCCGTGAAAAATATGAGTAGTCCACGCATTTACCGTCAACTTGTCTTTTGATTCATACAATAAACTTACAATATCCTTACGGCTAATAGTGATATCGTTCTGTCTTAAAATATATTCTGTTGCAAGCAACTGAGTGGCCCAGTTATCAAAAGTACTTCTGTACTCATTGTTGAATTCAGGCTGAGTAAAAGTAGAATTGTTGGTGGCCTGCTTGGAACGTGCCGTTAGTTCTATCTTCGCTTTGGTAGCATCTGCCTTCGGATTCTCAACACTTGTCATGTTGTTTATCTTTTGAGATTTGAAATGCACAATATGAACTTCTCCTTTGGTGTCAATAACGGTTAGGTCGTTATGGGCTATAATATGTCTGCCGTCAGCTCTTACTCCTGCGAATACCATTTGAGGAAGAATAATACTTCCTGTATCAGCGTGATTTCCTACGGCATTTATGATTCTTCCAGCCATGTCGTATATTTCATCTTCTGACAACAAGGTCACACCTGTAGGATGCGTTGTTTTTATTTTATCATAAATTTCGTTAAATTTACTTCTTGTAAACGCCTTGCTTAATTGCACTTCTGTCCCAAGAGTTTCCTTCTGAAGGTCTGAAATTAACTGCCCAAGCATTATACCAAGACCGCTAAATGATTCATATTGGTCTACATCTACAAATTCTACCATTCCTGTAAAGTCCGAAACACTTCCTGTTCTTTTTTCTTCGCCGGTTTTAATAGCGTCTTCTAAAAGGTCGATGTATTTCTGTGTGGCCTTTTGAAATAACACCAACTTTTCTCGTTGCTTAGTAATGGCGTTACCATACACGGGATTCAGGTTCTCGTCTATGTTTTTTGAAATCATATTCAACTGGGCCTTTTGATGGGCCAATTTCACACTTAATGCTTCTTGTGAGAAACGTTCATCAGGTTGGGCCATTAATAAGTTCACTCTCGCTTGTTGTTCGTCCGATTTCAAATCATAGAACACTTCTCCTTTAGTGAACTGCAGGTGCGTCTTAATAACATCCAGGTTTAATTTTATGGCAAGTTCCTTCATGCTTGTTGAAGGAGCCAATGAAGAAAGTTCATCACCTTTCGTAATTCCCATAAAATCACTAAGCCATTTGAAAAAACGCGAAATCAAAAATTGCCATTTGGTTTGCTTTGGAGCATCTGTAGTCTCAAGACGCATAGCCTCTTGAAAAATACGAGTTACAAATTCTTTATTGATATCTGTTGAAGAATATCCTGTTTGGGCATCATATAGATTTGCAATATGCTCATATACTTCAAAGTGTTCCTTCTTGGCAGTACGCAATAATTCGTTGAACAAACCTCTATTGTCGTTGTATAAAGATTCTATAAAAGGATGCAATGCTTCTTGCATTGCTGTATCTACATTTACCCTACCCTCAACCATATAAATAACACCGTCTTTTACAAAGGCATTGATAAGATTCACGTCTGCGATATGCTCCTCTTGAACCAGTTGTTCTGAATTTATAAATACATACGACAGCCCCGGAATCTTAGCTGTCAACTTATCAAGGGTCTGAGAAATAAGTTCTCTGTCGCCTTGTTGTTCTTCGTAGTTAACTTTTTTAGTTATGGCCACAGTACGTTCTGATTCCTTGGTGTTTTCAGGGGTAAAGAAAGATACCAAATGCAAAGATTGTGTTTCTGTTTTTAGCCTGTTGGTAATCATTTTAACCCCCATAACTCCAGGTTTGTTCATCCATTCCCGAAGAGCATCAAGTTGTTTTTGGTTTGCTACAAACTTTCCGTTAGGAAGTTGCTTTAAATAAAAACGTTCTGCTATAACGCTATCCCTCTGAGAAGAAGGATAGTCGCTTATAGAGTTTACTGCTTCAGCTAAAGCTTTGTTTTCCATAGTATCCTGAAACTCTTTCTCGGAATACTCTTTTCCTTTATATGCTATTGTACAACTCATAGTTTGGTTTTGTTTTATTTACCTTAACAAGATTTTTCTGCCTCATTGTTGCCCAATGCTTTTAGAGAAGCTTCTGTTCCGATGTTTCTAAGTTTTATATCTGATGTTTTTGATTCGGGTATTTCTATTCCGTTCGCTATTCTTTCGAACTTTGCAATTTCTGTTAAACTAAAAGCATTTGTACTCATACTTCTCAATCTCTCGCTATTCTGGATAAGCGTATAGGTCACTTTACTTCCGTTAAATTCTTTGCCATCACTGTAATGAAGAGCGTCTGTTAAAAGCTCTCCTATGGATTTTCCATCAATGCTTTCAACTTTGTAATAGTGTATAATATTTTTTCCTTCTTTAATCCCTAATATTGGAGGGAAAGAAAACGTTTCAGCATTATCGACTCCGCTAATAATTTGAGAAATTCCCAGCTTTTTTGCTAATACCTTCAGGGATTTTCCTATTTCGTTTCCTTCTTCGTTGTTTAAAAATGGATTTGAAAAGTTTAACGTTGCTTGTTCCGGCATGGCGTTCACTGTTTTACCACCAAGATTCATAAAAATCTTTGTCAAATTTTCAGTATCTTCCGCTACGTAATCATTCTTCGCAAGGTCAAATACGTGATTAAACGCTATTGGATTCTGAACGGTGATTGTGTTTACAGAAGGAATAGCCTTCGGATTTGTTTGAATACTATTCGAAATCAGCTTTCTGTAAACGTTAAGCATTGTTGCGCCAGACGTTTCGTCGTTGTTCTGTTTTCCCACAGCATCCAATACATTATAAGCTCCGGCGTCTTTCATGAAAGATTCTAAGAATCCATTGATTGGCAAAAACAAATCGGTATTTACATGTTGTATGTATCTGTTAGGTATCAATCCCAGTCCAGTACGTATCATTTCATGTCTAAATAAAACCTTTGCTATCAATCTTGTTCTCTTGTCATCAGGATGATATAACAATGAATTAAAACCGTCATTTAACATTTCCATCTGATCTGGTCCTTTTTTTGCTCTGCTTGGTATTTCCAATACATCATAGGTCTTGAAATATTCTCCCTCTCTATTGGTTTCTCTGTAAGCAGCCTCAGTAGATGTGATTGCATCTCGTTTGCTTTTTAAATAAATAGCATTCACAAAAGCATTGTTAGGATACTTCTCAGAAAGTTCGTCATACAATGTTTCAAGAGTGTCAAATTTTGACGGATCACTGCTGTATCCAAACCAGTATTCAGGGCGTAGCATCTCAAGATACATGTCATTTAAAAACTGAAGGTCTTTATTGGCGGTTGGTTTTCTGGCCGCTTCTTCTGCTTTGTTTAAAATAATAGTGGCAACAAGAATGTCAGATAAGGTCTCCTGGTCTTTTACCAAGTTTTTAAACGCTCCGTGCAATCCTTTAAAAGAAGGATTCAGTGCTGTAAATATTTTAGAAGACTGTTCCATTAAATCATCCACTACTAACCGCAAGCTATTGAAAGAAGAATTTCCTACAAACAATAAATCGCTATTAATAAACACAGAAGTATTGTCTTTCATACTTGTTAATGCAGCGTCATACTTTTCAATTTGTTCATGTGATGGTTTCACGGTGCTCATAAGTCCTATGACACTTCCGGCCTTTGATATTTCATATCCTTGCAGCGTCTGCAATCTGTACATTTCTAATAACAAATACTCCTGGGCATTCTCTGAAAGATCCATCCCGTCTGCCATTCTTACGGTAAACCCTAACATCTCTGGTGTTAGTTTTTCTTCTGGATTTAGTGCAGGATTCTCACGAGTTCCTTTAGGTGCTGTGAAAGAAATGAAAACTTTTTCTCTCCATTTTTTATCCAATGACGTTGATTCCCCGTAAGTCAGTTTTAAAATAGCAAGTTCTTTTGCTAATTCATTTTTCATTCCTTTAGGAGCTTTCAGGAATTCGTTCTGTTCTGCCTGTAATGCATTGCTGTAAGTAATAGACGCTTTTCCGCTAATGACAGATCCTTGTACTTTTTCTACAGCGCGTTTCATACTTGAAAGGTGATTCATAAGGATTGCCATTGTAGGATCTACTCCGATACCTATCATAGAAGCAGTGGTATTCAAGTTTACATCATTCAATCCAAGTAATACAGGAATTGGGTCCTTGGCGTTATCCGCAAACATCCCTAAAATATTTCCTACATATTCAATGGAACGCATTGATTTATCTCCACCAAATTTGTCGAAGTGTTTTCTTATACCATCAGGATCATCTAAAAACCAAATAACTTCTTCTGGCTTTAGTACCAACCCGTAAGAAGATGCCAGTCCTAAGAATTTGTTATATGCTGCTGTAATTTCAATACCCTGTTTTCCAACAGTGTTTCCTAAGTTGGCGTTTATCACACCACTAAATGAAAATGTATTATACAGTGCGGCGTTGGATTCGGTGTCTCTGCCTAAAGTGGTGTTAGCAATATTCTTAAAAAATACAGTACTGGTTCTTTCATTCTTGTAAAGATGGTCAAATACCAACTTGCTCGAAAGTATTTTTAACTTAGAATCCAAGTGGGCATTTTGAGCACGCTTGATTGCTATTGAAGGTTTTTGAACATGTTCCGCAAGCGTTACCGGCACGCCTCTTTCAGCCATTGCTTGCAGGGTAGCCGTTACGCTGATGTATGTGTTAAAAAAACGATTGTAAATACCTTGGAAATCTTTTAGGCTTTTTCCATCATATACTTTTTCCATTTGAAGTTCTAACGCATCGGTCATTTCCTTTGCTTCTCTGAGTTCTTTACTATTAGACTTTCTCTGATTTTTTACAACAGGATTTTCTATGTCTTCTGGGTTTTGCTCTATGAATAAAACGTGAGCGTCATAAGCTGATTGCTGTTCTGCCTTTAACTCTTCCAGTCTTTTGAAATTCTCTTGTGCGTCCTGGATGTACACTTTCATTTCAGCCATAGCATTAAGGTTCATCAACCTCATAAATTGGTCCGCCGGCGTAAACTGCTCAAAGGTAAAGTTGCCATCAACATCTACCTTTCGTTTTTTCAAGTCTTCTTTGGCCTTTTCAATAGCAACCTTATAGCCTTTATCAGTCATAGCCTCATGTACCGTTTCAGAAAAACGAACCATTTCAGGTGTCGTATCTTCCAAATTGTAGTATGTGGTAGAACCGTACTTGTGATAATTTCCTGTAATATCTTTATAATAAGCATACGCATGTGCGTAAAGCGTATCTACATCAAAATCCGAACCAGCTAGTAAATGCACAGCTTGAGGAAGTATAATAGTGTTCGCATAGGAGCCATCAATGAAATCCACTATTTTAAAAGCAATCATTGATCGCTTATCCTCTGTTGGTATTCTGGTACCAAACATTTTGTTCAGTTCGTTTAACCAAAGTTCCTCTTCCTGCTCTGTTTTAAAATAAGGACGAGGAACAATTGCTTCAACAATATAAACAGTCCTTCCTTGCTCGTCTATCTCCGTTGTAATTTCCGGGTAACGAAAAAGATATCTTGAATTGTTTTCGTATGACTCCGGATTGGCATCATACTCTTTGGAGCTTATGATTTCACCTGTAAGCATGTCCTCTATAATTTTATGTCCAAAACTACTTGCATGGATATACTTTGAACCAGCAGTTTTCTCAGAAAATACTTCTTTAGAGTAGTGTGAGTAAAAGTGATACTGGAACATTTTGCGTAACACAGGTAAGTTCACGTTGAATTTAGGATCTCCATTAACGTCCGTTTCAAAAAACTTCAAGGTGTTGCTATCAGATTCTTGTCCTTGCAATTCTTTACGGATTGCATCTATCATCTTACCTATTTTCAAATCACCGTTTTTGTCACGGTGCATTTTAAGCATTTTGTTTTTTCTTTCAGAAGTAACATCACCCATTGTATCGAAGTAAGCATCGACATCTTTCTTCAAAGAATCCATCGCAGTTCTCATCTCTACAGCTTGTTCGGGATTTGTTTGCTCAAGGTCTGCCAGAATAGAAGTTTCTAACAATATAATATCCGCAGGTAATAAAAATATGCTTTGTATCCCTGCTGTCACAATATCTTTTACGCCACTCGTTTCCACCTGGGTAAACATAAAGTTCATTGGTAGTTTAATCGTACTTCGATTAAGTGTAATGTAATCTCCTTCTTTCTCAGCGATTGACGAAGGAAACAAAATCGTTTTTTTAGTAGCGTTAGGGTCGGTCAACATATCCGTATTATGATACTCCATCGAATTTAAAATATCGTGGAGTATTTCCTTATGTGGTTTTGCCACCCATAAAGGTTTGATGTCTCTGTCAAATATAAGACCTATGGTTTCCTCATTCTTCTGATAAATCCTTCCCTTAGTGTCTTCGATATTTCTGTTCTCAGCACGCAGTTTATAAATATTATCATACGCTCTTTTAAGAATCACGTTTGCGGCCGATTGAGAAACACCATCAGCAAGTCTGCTAACGTCTAATCTATTGATATGCGTTTCGGATTCCTTGATGTAAAATTCTCTGGAAGCGTACACTGTTTTTTGTGAGTTTAACAATGCTCCAGAAGATTTTAATATCTCTGCTTCTTCAGAAGTAATTCTTCTATACAACGAAGCAAGAAATATTTGCTTTACGTTCTCAGAAAGAAGCCCTCTGTCTTCCATCATATCCATTCTGTACAACACAGAGGTTATTGCCTGTCCGTCAAATACGTCTTCGGATGTGTGTTTTGGACTTCTTGTTTGTAAATTTTCAAGAGTCTGTTTTAAAAGTTCAATCTTCGCTGTTAGCTCAAGAACCCTGGCTTCTCTTCCTGGTACTCTTTCTAAAATACTCCTTGCAATTTCAGATTTTTCTATTCTTTTTTCAAGCTCGTTGATACTGTCATACTGACCACCTTCTATCAATCCTACATTATCAGATGTAGCGCCTCCTTTGTCCATATAAAGCCTAAGATTGTCAACAATCGCAAGGTTAAAAACACCTTTTTTTGCGGTAGAGCCAGATGCAACCAAACTCTTAGCCCTCTTGTAATAATCTGTAGAGTTTTCAATAGAGAGCGCAATGTCTCCGTCTATAATCTGGTTAAAGAACATGGAGTTTACTTGGTAATTGAAAAAGAAATCTTTCAAAAAGGCTTCTTGATTTGGATATACACTGAGACTTCCTTTTTCATGCAAATTGTAGGATTTAAAGTCTTGCGTCATTGCATGTTGTAACCCTTTAATTTTAATGGTAGGATTTTTGGTACGAGGGTCTATACTGTTCTCTAGCTTCCCGCTTTTAACAAGTTGCTTTTTAAAGTTGTTATAGGCCATCGCATTATATGTTGCGAGATTTCCTTTTAGTTCTTTTTCCAAAAGCTTTCTGAAATCAGCAGGGAGTTCGTTCCATTGAGTACCTTGTGCAATACCGTCTTTTTCCCCACGAGCTGCCAAAAGCAAACGGTCTCTAAACTGTATCATTATCCTGTCCTCTTTGCTTGTTTTACTATTGGCCTTTTTTCCAGTTCTAAACATGTCGCTTAACGTGTTGAATTGATAAGCTCTTAGTTCTTTGATGTTTTCTTTGTTAGTTTCTAAGTTTCTTGAGTCTTTTTCACGGGTGGCATTGTAATTTAACATCATCCTATTATGACCCGCCTTTCTCTCTTCAACCCTTCTGTCGAAATTGCTCCACTCTCTTGATATTCTGTTGTATTCTTGTATTACAGAACTCATCATTACATCCGAAGGAGAGTGCCTGTTGTCATCTGAATTAGCATAGAAGTTGAAGTATCTCGCCGATACCATCATCATCGTTTGAGAGGCTTCGTTTTGCGTTAAGAATCGTGGAAATGTAACTACACCTCCTTGTTTTCTAACAACTTTTTGGTTTGCGCCGGTTCCTTCAATAAGTTTAATTTCTTTTGTATTGTTTCTACGGTCTAAGAACATTGTAATCTGAGCATCCACTATTTCAGATAGTCCTAATTTTCCAAAGTTTGTTGCAGAGTCGGTAACACCGTCTTCTTTGTATTCCATTCCGGAATAGATCTGAAACTTCATGTTGTCCATGTAGGTCATCATTGTCAGAATCTCCTTCATCTTCGCTTCATCTTCAACTACAACGGCTTCTGCCATTGCATCTTTTAACATTGGATTATCATTGAAAAAATCAGATAAGTAGTCATCGTGTAACACAGATAGTTCCAATGCCTTTTTTAAACCTAATCGCTCTACATCCTGCAACATTAAAGCGGCAGGGGTATATTTTACGTATCGGTACACTGGTTTTCCTTCTGGAGTTTCTACAACAGAACCTGGATTACTTGGGTCAAACTTCACTACATACACAAGGGCACTTCTCAGAATAGCAAACATCTTATTGTTGGCCTGGCTGTTCATATCAAAAATACTCACCTGTCCTGATGCCGACATTGATTGCCCACTTGATATACGTGATATCAATCCTTTAAGTTCTACAAAGAAGTCCTTCTCTAAGAATTGTTTATTTCTTGCAAATTGAGAAGACGCTTGATACAAGTCGTATACGGCAGTATCAGAAACCAATTCCAGTTTGTTTTCCTGAACGTCGATGGCTATAATTGAAAATCGCAATAATGACTTAGGTATTATCAAACCTAATTTTTTGAACTTTTCTTGTAGGTTGTCTACCAATCTGTTTAAGGCAGCTTCTTGTTCGTATATGTCTGTCCCTAAAATACTTACGCCTTCCTTAGAATCAGCGATACGACTCAAAGGATTATTCATGTTTGCAATATTGTCAAGGTAAGGATTTACACTTACCTCTTTGTCGTCCTCTTGTTGAATTTCTACAACGTCTTTCTTTGTTTTATAAGTAGACCTTAAATTGTCCAACAATGTTTGAAGGCTGTTATCAACATCTTTCTTTGTTAATATCTCTTCAGACTTTCCGTAGATTCCAACGCTGTTATCTCCTATCTTTTTATTCTGTACTGTTTTTACAACATCCAATTCCATGTTGTGAAAAACATCAGTAATCTGGTTGAATAATAATATCTGGTCAGTGTTTGCTGTCCCGGCCATTACAGGAATATATACCTGCTCATTTATCTTTTTATAGACAGCCTCTAACTCATTGGCCTCATTGATATAACCGTCATACTTACGATTTTCTACAGACAATCCAATCATCGGAATAATATCCATAAAGTGATTGTCGGAAGTTATCTTCATTAAGGTATTGAAAATTGTAGATCCGTCCACCATCTTGGTGTACTTGATGTCGTGCATTTCATCATGATACTCAAAAGCTGTCAGTGACAAGAAACGACGCATCTCGTTTGACATCCCGTCTATGTTATTAATGTTGAAGAACTGGTCGTTGTCAGAAGACTTTTTACCTTCAACAGTTCCAAGCTCTTCCGTAATGTCCTCATTGATCATGGTATCTTCGGTGTCGTTTTCCGCTTTTGAAATCTCACTTGGAATAACGTGACGCAATAACGTCTTCACCTGCTCATAGAGCACCTCTAAAGATTCGGCCATCAATTCATCTTCTTCATAATAAAGGTCGGCTTCAGTCCTTCCTGTAGACGCGAAATCCAACCCTTTAATCATCGTGTCTGGAAATCCGTACATCAGCAATGCTGAAATGTCTCCATGTCCTATTTCGAACCTATCTTTAATAATAACTTCTTTTCCGGGATTGTTAGCAATCATCGTATCTACGTTGTAGATAGTTGTTGCAATTTCCTTACGGGCTTTGTCAAATAGTGTACGCAATGGAATTGACTTTCGCTCATCTCCTACCATTTCATACTTGTTGGCATTCAATATACGCTCTGTCAAAAAGTAGGTCATCTGCCTTTGGTCAGAAGGGTCTATGGTTCCGTTGACTGGTTCTATTTCTCCTTTCTCGTCCACTACCATACGAAGTCTGGTATTTAATAACTCAAAGGCTTTTTCTCCAGGATTTGTTTCGGAAACCACTTGAGCATTCTTGTAATAACCTTTTGAAATATTACTGTACAACTGCGTGATTTCATCCTGGTTTTTCAAAATACCTTTTAGTAGATTTTTAAGCATCTCCACAAAACGTTTGAACCAGCTCTGAGAAGGCTTAACACCGTCATTCATGAACTTTTGAAATCCTTCAGCAAGTATTTCTTCTGCTATCAGTTCCTGCAAACGCTCATTTGTTTCGACAAGGTTTCTTCTCTTAGCGAAATTATTTACTTCAGCGCTTGTAAAACGCGAGCTGTAACGTTTGTCTTTTTTAACACGACCGATAAGTACTGCACGCTGTTTTGCATTTAGCAAATGCCTGAATACTCCGTGAAAAGCTTCGTGATACACAACACCTTTAGAGTTTATCGACTTGTTTAGGTATATCATTTTATCCATGAACATCCCAAGCAAAACACCGTCCACCCCTATTTCGTTTAACAATTGAGAAAGGTCTTGTTCTGATATTTTAAACTGAGGAACCTTATCCCGTACCCATTTAATTGAATCGTTTAGTTGCTTTTCAGTACCAAGCTCTACGTTCTCAGAAGATTCTTCAATAGAAAATACCTCTCTATTTGAGTTTTTTTTCTTAATTAATCCTATGTTTCTTGAGGAAGTTTCCGGCTTTTCAACTTCTTGTAATACTTCAGCTACTGCAGTTTCTTTTACTTGTGCGGATTTTATAACTTCTGCACTAAGTGGCTTGTTAAAAATCTCGTCTCTTAAAACGGGTAGGGTTATATGAATTTTTTCACGCGAAGGAATCGTGTCCCTTACCTTGTAATTGCCAACATTGTTTTCACTGTTTTGATTATTAATAACCTTGTGTACCCTTCTTACTTCGCTTCCTCTTTTCACAACCTCATAGGCCAACAAGTGGGCCTGACCTCCTGGTGACTCCACTCCTGTTATCGTATTTTTACCAGCAGTGGCTTCCATAAAACCATCATAAGCCTCGGTATTTGTGTTTTTCATTTTATTCATGAATTCTGCTATAACGCCAGACTTTAAATCTCCGGTAAGAAATAAATCAGCGAATGCTTCCTGAGCCCTTACTGTCACAGAATCCATGAATACTTTTAATGTAAGATTTGTAGGATTTGATGCTTTTAAAATTGCTGCATCACTCATGAATTTTTCAACGGTGGCGCTATCCGCTTTAGTCAAGTCTACGTTTAGCGTAGAGAAAGTCCCTCTTAGAATTTTGGCTTCTTCACTTTTCGTAATAATATCTCTCACAGCTTCCAGTTTCGCAGACGAAATGAAAAACTTATGAGAATCTTTTCCTTGCAGGTTTCGTCCTCTAGCATCGTTCTTCAATATTATCTCAAAAGCATACTCATACTTTCCTTTTGCGTCGTTGTAAGCAAAATTTTGATTGGCGTAGTATTTTTTCTTAACCCCTACAAAAGGAAGTTCTTTTTGACTTAGTTTTTCAAATACTAGAATAGCATCTTCTTTTGTAATGACTCCATTATTCAACTTAGCTATGGTGTCAAGTACCGTGTTTATTTCGGTAATCATCGAAGAACCTTCGTAACTATTTGTTTTTTTATTCAAACTCAAATGGTTAATCGTTCCGTCAGGCTTCATCGTAATAAGATATGTAGCCGTCAAATTTTTCCTTTCTGCAGTCCACTTTCGTAGGTTTGACACCGTATCTAAATAATTCAAGTAAGAAGTAAGGTCGTACTGTTTGTCGCCTATAAGAATACGTTCATTAGGCGCAAGAAAATCTTTCTGGATAACAAGAGGAGCTACCTCTGAATATAGCATGTTTCTGTCTTTCATTTCAGAACCCAACAATGCACCAGAAGACCCTTGAAGAATTAATGGGACTTTTCGTGTGTCAATGGTTCCCGTGTCAATATCTATAATTTTATAACTTTGCACCATTTCCCCGTCCTCTTCGAGATAGGAAATCAGTTCTTTCGTTTCAAAGTTTCCAGTGATGGCATGTGAAATTCCGTAACTATTTTTAAACAAGTCTGTTACATCCACTCCAGAATCACTATCGGCCAATCTTTCTTTTACTTGTTCGGACAATCCTTTAAATCGTTCAAAAGACTCTTTAAGTTTTTGTAAATCTCGTAGTGTCAATTCCTCGATGGCAGTTCCTCTTCTAAATTGCTTCTTAGATGTCTTCTGCACGCGATCCAAATGAACAGGATTTGTAAAGTCAACCGGCGTTGTGTTATTTTTATTGTCAAGAAAGGTGTAGTTGTTTGGGCCAAATATATAAAACTGCTGACCCGTGGCGAGTACTTCTCCTATTAAAGTGAAACCACTGATGTCAGAAGGTCTGCTTACAGTTAGTACTTCAGTGTGCTTTGCTGTTCTTGATAATAATCTTTCTTGAGTCTTTGTTGGAAATGTTTCGAGTGTGGTATTATTTAAGGTAGGCAGCGTTCTGGCCATATCTTTAATACGACCCACTCTGGCAGAACCGACGGTACCCTCTTTAATCGCTAATATTCTATATCCGTTGTTTATTTCAGAAGGGCTTAAAGAAGCCAGCGCTTTTTGCCCAGGCTTGTCGCCTTTACTTTCTCCCTGACGGTGTATTTCTCTTATTTGAATTCCAGATGCTATTTGAGACTCAAAAAAAATGTTCTCACCTTGGTTAGCTTCAGGAATACCTTCGTTGTCAATCCTTGCTTTTTTCTCACTACGAATTATATCAAAAGGAATTACTTCCCCAGTTTCAATACTTACAAGGTCTTCCCCTACTTTTGTAGCCTCCAAAACCTGAAAGTTGTCTTTTTCATTGATGATTGTAACAAGCATATTATCCAACGATTCAACTTCACTTAATGAAACGAACTGGCTAGCGCCCATCATCGCTTTTTCGTGAGCCTCTATGTGCTCTTTCAAAGTATCACCAATAACACTGCCGCCCTTAACAGTGCTTAGTTGAGAGATGACCTGAGTCTTCAATCTCTGGTGTAAATCGTTGATGTCTTTTGTTCTTTTTTCTGGTTCTGCAGTATAGTCTCTCTGAGAAATAACTCCTTTGATTTCAGTAAGAATTTTTTCAATAAGAACCTTGTTTATTGCGCTAGGTTTCTTTTCTTCAAGAGCATCTATACTATTGATTACATCTTGTAAAGTAAGAGACGAATTCTCTACGTCGTATAAAGAAGTTACCTTATCTAAAAAAGCAGCATAGTCCTCGTTGAATAGCTCAGTAAAGCTATTGATTGTTTCAGCTTTACCCTTATCGAAATTAGCAGGACGTAGCCCTGCTAACGATTGGTATAAGGTAGCCATGTGATAGATGGCATTTGCTTTCTGAAAGCTTGTAGATTCTTTTAATGAACTTATGAAAGTTACTGTGTTGTCATAATTTGAGAATCTTTCAGCATTTACTATTAACAACTTGGTTACCAGAGGTTCAAAAGACTCTGGCGAGGATATGCATTGTGACATAATTACCGGATTAATTACACTTATTTAGTTTTTGTACAAAGAGATGCAGCTTCTAGTAAGGATATAATTTCGGTTTTTGAATTAGCGTCCATTAAATCAGAAGTATCTTTCACTACAAAGTTAGTGTTTTCTTTTTGATTTTGTAGAACTTTGTCGTCATTTTGTATAACTTCTTTTGGGTTAAATAACTTGTCAAGTTTTTTTGCAAGTGCCTCAGCTTTAATAGCGTCAAAGCCTTCGGTGATGGAATTCCCTACCTTTCCAAACCTGTCGGCGTCGTTAATAAGCTCTCCAGAAAGAGTAACATCTCCTAATTCTTCCTCAGAAAATTCCGCTTCTTGTATTTCCGACTGTTCGGATTTCATGTCAGTAACTGTTTTAGCCACAATTTTCAGGCCTCCTCCAGTTAGAAGATATTCTTCTAGGGTAATTAATACAGCATTCTTGTTTCTTTTCTTACGACCTGCATTAGAAACTTTAAATGCTCCAAGTACTTTTTCCGTAAATGACCCAAGCATATCTATTGTTAAGAACTTACCAAACTTATTCTCAGCAACTTCCTGTAATAATAAAATATTGTTTTGTTCCGTTGCTGACGCAAGAGCTTTCTCAGAAGTAAGAGTATCCGATATAACTTCACCATCCGGGCTGAGTACTTTCGAAGTTTTTCCATCTTCGTTATCCTCAATTGTTACTTTTGGAATTTCCCATTCTGTTTCGAATGCTGGAGTATCATCTATAGATTCAATAATTTCTTCAGAGGTTTCTTCAACAGTTTCCACAGCTTCTTCATCTTCAATAATTTCCTCCTCAATGATAGTATCGTTTTGATTCAAAGCAGGCAAGTTGTCTTCTGATATTTCACTTTCTTCTTTCACAACCTGAGTTTCTTCTTCTTCAACCACTTCTTTTTCATCGTCCTGATTTACAGGTACTGGTTTTTTAGTAGTAAACTCATCCATCTTAAATCCTTCCTTCTCGAAGTTCTCCGTGTCTTTAGCATCCATGTGGCCGTACTCAATTTTCGTAGCATAGATGGCACGCTTATATAAATTCTCAAGATGAACATACGCTTCTGCTCCTGACGATTCAGATAAATATAAAGCTTGTAATTGCTTGTGAGAATCAAGACCTAACATAAATTGCAAGACTGCATCATTTTCTTTTTTAACCTCTCTGTTTATACCGGGATGCTCGGCTTCAATCTCGTGTAATTTTCTAAGTATTTCAAAATCGTTTCCTTTAAGGTCTACATTGTATTTTTTCTCTATGTTAGCCAGTGAAATTCTTGCGACAAGCCCTTGTTCTAAATATTGAAGTGTTGCACCTACGTTTGCTTTAAACATCCCATCACTTAATCGCAACGCTGCGTTTTTAAAGTTTTCTCTGTCAGTCAATAAATCCACAGCTTTTAAATAGCTTCTTGTGTTTTGGTTCAATCGAATATAATCTACCAACTTGTCCATAGATTCCGTCATGGTCATATTACTGACTTCCACATTAGAACCTGCTTGTTTGTTTTTAATGTTGATGATTTTTTGCATCAACCCCTTAACCTTATCGTTTTTTAATCCCTCGTTTAACAATTTAACACGCTGTTCAGGAGTGGTATTTTCATTAAGAAATGTAGCCTTATCAGTAGTACCGAAGAATTCAATACGCGCTTTGGCAATTGGCTTCCTTTGACTTTCTTCTAATTTTTCATTTGCTGCCATTTGTTCTGCTACAGTGTTTTCCTCCAACCACATTTTATCCCATTCTCTCAAAAGAGCTAGCTCAACTTCTTTGTTTTTCAAAGACTCCGCTTCTTCTTTAGATATCTGCAAGCCATTGTAACTTACTTTCATATTCTGTATCTCAGCCTGTAACAAACCTATTTCGGAAAGCAATGTGTACTTGTCAGATAATACACGCGTAGCAAATTCTGCAGAATTAGCGAATTCCGGAATACTCGATATGTCTGCTAATACTTTCTTTGCACGTTCCGCCTGCATGCCTCCCTTGATAGAGTTGATGGCAATAATGTCGATAGCCTCATTCAAGGCCTTTTGTACAAATAAAGAACGGGTATAGTCAGCGCTGTCTTTTTTAAATACATTTGGGTCTATTGTTGCACCGTATTTGTGAGAAAGGTTCTCAAAAGTCTCGGCGTAATTCTCTATTTGTTTTGCAATCTTGCCTGTAAATTCTGATACAGAATTGTATTTAGTTTCTGTGATGTCAATGTTAAAGGCCTGTGCAAAAGCAGCTGTATCAAAAGATTCTCCCGCCTTTCTCATCGTGCTTACTAAGGCGTCTACCGTATTGGTTCTAACAGCAGCTTGTACGGCAGCCACTAAAGAGTCTTCGGAAGCATTATGAAATTCATAATCGTTTATTACATTTAGACTATGCGCTTTACCATCAGGATCAAATGCTGCAGTAGTCAATCTTTCTGATGTACTTATCTGTTTTTTAAAATTGGCAATGTTTTCATCGAAAGCCAATTTTGGATTTTTAAAGAGTTGGTTGAGCGTAGCAATATCCTTGTCAAAGCTCTTTTCTTGCGCGGCTCTGGCTTCTGTATTCCCGGTAGCCCTGTCTGAAATATATTCAGCAGCGTGTTGTTGTACGTGAATGATAGGAGCTATAAGTCGCCCTGTAAAAGCGCCTATTAAAAAGGTCTTAAATCCTTGTCTGTTGTTCTGAGAATCTACAGAATCTTCAAACGCATCTGAAAAACCAATAGGGTTCCTGTCGTATAAGCTTTTGTAATAATTACGAACCCCCACTGCAGAACCTTCTTGAAGTAATTCCTGAACACCTTCGGTCATTTCAAATTTTGAAAATCCTCTGCCCGTTGCTTTAGTGACTTCCCATGCTGCTTTTTTCTTACCAAACTCTTTCGCTATTTTGCCCGCATTTCCTACAGTTCCAAAAAAACCTCTTTTAAACATTTGCTTTTTAGCGCCGTCTTCTACAGTATCAACTACTGCACTGGAGCTGCGCGCTTTCAACATTCCACCCACAAGTTTGTTTGTAGGTATTACCTTGCTGAATAAGTTTCCAAACTGGATTTTATTCATAGTCATTAGTACCCCCATGTTGATATCAAATGTAGCGGCTCCCGTATTCATCGCAGCTTCTCTAATTCTCGAATTTTCTTCTTGCGATGGATTTCGGCCATGGAGTTCTTTAAATTCTCTATTTAATCCTACATACTGTTCTCCGTAGGCGCTTGCTGATTCAAACGCTGATTCAGAAGTGGCCAAGGTCATTTCCATCATGCCTCTTCTAAAAGTGTTAAATCCTATCTTACCCAATTGGGCACCACTTGCCCCAACTCGTGCTGCAGCATTAAGCTGACGAGTACCCTGCATTAGTGTTCCCACAACGGGCAATACGTTTTCTGCACCAAAGTATATTTTTCTGTACATGCTTTCAGCTTTAGCAACATCTGCCCAAGTTCCCGAAAATAAATCCGTAACATGTTTTAGTAACCTGCCTCCTACTTTTTTACCACTGGTTCCTAGTTTAGATAATTGTTCTGCTTTTCCAATGGTATTAAGGGCTCCTTCTGCTCCTGCAATGCCCTGTGCTGTTTTTGCTGCGGCTTCTGCTATTTTTTCAGCTTCAATTGTCTTTATCGTAGTTTGACCTATTTTACCAATAGCGCCAACTCCTTTCATCCCCAAACTTGCCATTGATCCAACGCCCCACGTCAATACCGCTTCCGTAATTACTGAAGCAATAGTACCCAAAGAATACCCGGAATTTCCAACAAAGTCTTTTAGGAATTGCTTATTAAAAAACTTATCTTCTTCTTCAGCGCTTTGAAATATAGCATTTTGTAATTCATTCTCCTGATCTTTGTAATATTGGGCCAGTAAATCATCTTCGTCTTTGTTAAAACCATAATGTCCCATCGTAGCAAGACTTCTCAGAACACGACCTGTAGAATAAAATCCTTCCACAAATGAATTTGTAAATTTATAACCGAAATCGTCCAATGACTTATTCATCACTTCGCCCCAAGTATCATGCGCTTCATAACGCTGCCTATTCCCTTGCATGTCCAAAGGATTGAATCCTTCAGCCTGAAAATGTTTCTGACTGGAGTAAGGTTCTACAACGTCTTTGCTATATTGCTTTACTGTGCTAGTATTCTGCAAGGTATTGTCGCGTACTAATTTATCAACGCCTGCTCGCCAGTCTGAATTATCAGTATTTGAAGCCGTCTTTTTTGGTGGTGGATCAGACGCCTCCGATGAAAAACCCATTGCTTGTGACGCTTCGTTAAAGGTGTTATTTTGAAAAGTATTGTCTTCTGTTAACATTTGCTGGGGTGTTGTTGGTTGGTATTACAAAGACGTTCTCTGCATTACGGAGATACCGTCGGCTAAGGTGTGTAATTCTGCTTCAGCTTCAGCAAGGTCGGATGCTCTTGAGCCTTCTCTGATTGGATAGAATTTATGCCAATCCTCCTTTATTCCATTTCTAACAAAGGACATTGTAGTGTTAATTCCATATCCCTCTATAGGATCGTCATACCCGCCTATCTCGCTTGAAATTCCTAAAGCTTTCCATGCAGAATTAAGATTCGTCGTCGACCAGTAGGGATGTGTCTCAAACTCTTTAAGTAAAAGAGGTGCTTTAAATTTCACAGTACCCTCTGTCACAAGCTTGTTAAATGTAGGGCTAAGATTCTTCAATACGTTATTATCTAATTCTACGCTGAAAGTATTTGTTTTTACGCCTTTACTTCCAGATGATGCTTTGTATTTGGTAACGTCAGGATTTGTTAAGTCTGTCGTAAAAGTTAAAGTTGTTGTTTTTGTAGCGGGATTAAACTTAGCCTGTACGCCTTTTCCGAACAATGCAGCAACTGTTGAAGGATTGCTTTTTAATAATTCTTTCAATGCCTTGTCTTCGATATCGTTTGATTTACTTGAGTTAGTATTTAAAGCTTGCACCAGTTCACCAGCATTCATGTTCAACAGAAACATACTTCCTGATAAAGCCGCCGAATCTATAGATGCTCTTGACGCTTCACCATTCATCTGTTTTTGGAGCGCTTCTGGGATTGGCTTTCCGGTAAAAGCTATAGTAGGCTTCCTGTTTCCTTTCGCGTCAGGACGCTCGTACCCAATTACTTTTACATACTCTTCATAACCATCCTTAACATTTCCGCTTGCATCTAAAAATACATTTCGGTATCCAGATTGCATCTCAGAACTAAGTTCTTCAGACTCACTTAAAGACCTTAATAATTTTCCGTTCTCCATTGCAGTAGCCTGATAATTCTTATGCTTCTTTCCAGTTTTATCGGCTGCAATTTCTGCAATTGATTTTTGATGAATTCTAACGCCTATATTGTGCATCACTACTTTAGCTTGTTCTGATGTAGTAGGAATTGAATTCTTAACGCCTAGATTAGTAAGTAATGTTTGAATCTTTTGTATATCGTTTTGGTGCAATTTCGCACCATTTGCAATACTCCTCACTGCTGAGTAAGCACTTGCATTGTCTTTCGCATTATCTCCTACCCCTAACATTTCCGATAAAATTTTAGAACCGCTGTTGTAAATATCTTCTTGTTTATCTGAAAGTCTTGTATTGTCAACCTCATAAGGGTTTACTGGTTCTGGAGTGAAAGCTCCTGCATAAACAGGTTCTGTTGGTCCGTTTTTAATCTGGTTTTTTAGCACTTCAAGTTTTGCTGCGTTCTGAGATTTTAATCCTTCTAAATGTATCTTACGTTCAAAGTCCGTACTGGCTGCTAATATTTTTTCGTTGTTCTGCCATTGAGCTATTTTAACCTGGTCAGCTGAAATCTCTGTTTTTTGTTCTCTCATTGCTTTAGAACTACCCCAAGAATTTGCGATATTGTTTTTGTGAGAAGTGTACATCATCGTCTTCATGTTGTTCAGCATTGCTTGCGGATTAGCCTCGGCAGTAGCCTGAACTCCCTGAGCTTCCTCAAGCGTATTTTCAGACATCTGCTCCAGGTCCTTCTTTTGTGCTACGTATGAATCGTATCTGGCTTTTTGTTCAGGGTCTTTGATTCCGTTAGGAAAAGCTTTTTCAAATTGTCTGATCCGCAAATTAGTGTTACCAATCTCTTTCGTGATAGCCCTGTGTTGTGCCTCATATAATTTAGTAGTGCTTGCGGTGTATTCCGGAATAATTGATTTGATAGCGTCTTCTCTGGTCATACCTTGCGCCATAGCTCCTCTCACCTTTTGTTCTACAGCAACACTCGCTTGTACTTGCAATTGAGGGTCAAATCTATTACCCATTGCGCGCTTTGCCCATTCTGAGAAGATAGGAACCGCTTCTTCGCCGTTAGTTCTTTTCAAAATGTACATTCCGTTTTGGACGTCTCTCTCAACTTTAAAACCGTCTTTTCCGGCTCTTTCGTCTAAAAATTTATCAATGTCTTCCTGTGGCACATAATCTCTCGGAGCTACACCGAAGATAGAACCATCGCCTCTTTTGGCGTTTCTCAAGTCTTCTCTTGCAAACTGCATATCCATTACAGAAGCAGGATTGTACTTAGCGCGAGTGTCAGCATCCATACTGTTTTTATAACGGTCTGCAATAGCTGCATTTTCAGAAAATTTCTTAGTTGCATACATGTCGTATAGAAGTTCCTTGTCTTTTGTTAAAGGGTCAAATACCCCGTTGGCAGTGGCTACGTTTTGAGTCTGAGATAAGTCAAGCCCTGAGATGTCTTGCATCTGACCTTTTATTTTCTTAAACACATCTTGTTTGTATTGCTCGCTGTCGGTACTTGTCACAGCACCGTTCAACATAGAGTTGTACATATTTCTCACTAATGAGAAACCTTTCTTGTAGCGTTCTTGCTGGGTACCTAATACTTTAGTAAGGAAAGAAAAATCAGGAGTGTGTAATTCCTGTTTAGGAAATTCGTCTACTCCGTTTTGAAGATATGTAGCCATTGGTCTAAATTATTGGTTATTCATTTGTTGTAATAATTGCATCATAAGAGCCTGGTTGTTTGGAGAACCACTGGTGCTTTTACTCATCCTTTCTTTGTACCTTGCTTGTGCAGGAAATTCTCCATATAGGTCTTTATCAGCGGCATATTGTTTTGCGGCCTCATCACTGTTACCAACAGCATCTACAGCATACGTTCCGTAAGGATCAGTCACATGATCTCCTTTTCCGGTAAAACCAATTTTTCCACTCCATGCATCAGCTCTAAACTCTGGGATAAGCGTCGGCAACCATTTGTTATACATTTGCTCGTTGGTCACACCTCTGTTGAAAGCAGCTGTTACCATCTCGCTTTTCTTGTTTTTAGCATTCGTCAAGTTTTGTAAAAATGTAGCGCTTTCGTCTTCAAATGTCTTTTTCAAATTTGCATTTACACCCAAGCCTTGTTGCATCATCTGCGTATTAAATTGCTCTACGTTATTTGCAATCCCTACGTTTTGAGCGTTGGACTGTGCAATATCATTTGAAATACCTTCAGCACTTTCTCCTGCAGCAACTAACATATTTGCTCTGGCGGTTTGTCCGTCTGCGGAGTTACCAAAGAAATCAGCAAGTTTATTGTACTGTTCCTGACGGGCTGCTATTTGTCTTGATGGATCTGTAAACGTAGGGTCCATTTGTGTGATAGGCACCTGATGTAACGTAGGCCGAACCTTTGCAATATCCATGCTTGCCGCTGTCACAAAATTGTTTAAATCTTGTTGCGTCCAGGAGTCGCTAAATTTTTGACCTTGGTTTTCAATTTTTGCAGCAGGGTCCTCAATAGTACCTGCGACGCTTGTAACGTTTTTAGTTTCTGTAGGCACTTCTTCCTTCATTAAAGATGGTGCCGACCATGTGTATTGCCCAAACAATCCATCTTTTTTACCAGCACCTATTCCTGTGAAATAAGGTTTCCCAGTAGTGGTGATAGCGTATTGGTCGTAAATATTCTGGAATGACTCTGTTGCCGATTCACTTTTGGCAGGGTCATTCACATCTTTTACCCACTGGTCGAAACCGCCTTGGTATGATTTATCCATCAATGGTTTTTGACGAACTGCAAAATCGTTCATGTCCAGAGTATTATCTCCAGAGGTATAAAACCCACTTGCATTTTTACTCTGTCTACCAAAGCTGTTATAATCTACACTTGCTTTAGTTACTTTAAGTCCCTTCTCAGAAGCGGCATCATAAATTTCACTGTCGTTTGCGCTGTTAGCAGTATCAGGGTTAAAGAAAAC